CAAATTCAAGGTCGCCCTCGTCAGATACCCCGATGAACTCGAAGTCTTGTGTTGAAACAATTTTGTGAGTTCCAGAGAATCCGTGGTCTGCGCCTGCAATGACCACAGAGTCTCCGACTTGTATGCCTGTTTCAACGAGGGTCTGAAGAATGGCGTACCCATCGAGGCGCGTATGGAACGCGAGATCGTAAGTAGCCATTGTTCAGTCCCTTTAAGAGTTCGCCTGAATTAGGCGAACGCAGCCTTGATGCTGAGTGTTGGGTCGATAAGTTTCGATGCCCAGTACCCACGGAAGGCAATTTGGCGGGAGAGCTGCGAAGGCATTTCCACGGAAATTGCGCCCTTGGCATTTTCCCAGTTCTCGAGGGCACGAGGATCAAGGATGTACATTCCTGCTGCAGTGATGTTGCGGTCAACTACGACGCGAAGCCCGAACGCGAATGCGCCCATGGTGCTTGCTGCGTTGAGTGAACCGTATGCATTCATTGGACCAACCTGTGGGAACAACGGACGGTCTGCTGTGTCGCTGAGTGATCCCATCAACTTCCAGACGTTGGGTGACACGGCAAGGATTGACGGAAGGTTTCCGTTTGAACCCGAAAGGATGTCTGCTGCTGCGGTGTACATCCACTCAACCCAATATGCAGGGTCTGCAATGGATGCGTTTGCAAATGCGTTTGAGTTGGTTGTGCCAGTGTCGAGTTCTGAACAAGCGAGAAGGTCGGTCCGATCCGCGTAAACGCGAGCCATGTCGTCTAACAAAGCGGAGAGCACTTCTGGTTGACTCCAATCAAGCGAGGCTTCGCTGATTTCAACGTATCCACCTTGAATTGTTTTGGTGATTTGCACGTCGTTAACTTCGAACGCTGATGCTGTGATGGTTGTGTTCTGAGTGGCGGTGCCAATACTGGAATGAACTGAGACCACAGGGCGAATGAAGATTGAACCACCCTGGGGCATTTGGCGAACTGATGTGGCATCCACGAGAGGGCGCGAGCCGACAAACGAGTTGAAAATTGGCTGAACAATCGGCGTCGGGATCACTCCTGGAATGTCCGGTGTTGTGATGTCTGGCGCAGCTGCACGAATGTTTTCGTTCAACTGTGCGAAGTCGTGTCCACCGCGAACGAATGATGCGATGTATTCAGATGCTGACGGAAGTTTGAATTCACGTTTTGCACTTGCGAAGATTGGTGATGTTGGGATGGCGTCGGGCGCGGAGGCTTCGACTTGGTTTTCTTGTGACATTGTTTCCTCCTGGAGACTTGTGTCGGGTTGGGGTTCGGTTGACTCTTCTTCGACCTCTTCTGGGTCGGGTTCTGAGGCAGCGATTTTTTCGATAATTGCGTCGGCGTAAGCCGGAACTGCGACGACCGATAATTCTTGGAGCGATGCTGACGAGACGACCATGACGCCGTTCTTGTCGTACTTGAATTTCTGGGGAACTGCGCCAACACTTACTGAATCGTAAGCGGACATCAAAATAAGTTCCACCACGTCCGACGCGGCTTGGCTGTTTGAGAATGTCGCAGTGAAGCCAAGACCGTTGTCTAGATCGATAAGTTCGTTGACAATTCCGATTGGGCGTCCGTCGTGGTTTTCAAGAAGTCGCGCGGACTTGGCATTCAAGTCAAAGGCCCCGCGCTTGAACATGACCTTTTCGCCACCTGAGACGGTTGCAACGGTGTCCCAAGGGACTGCAATGCCGGTGATGGTGCGCGGTGCATCTTCTCCAGCTGCTGCATCAAGAGTGATGGGGACGGCAGTAAATTTGATCATGAAGGAATCTCCTCGAGGTCTGGTACTTCTGGTTCAACAAGTACGTCGTGCATATCGCCAATGGCAAGAAGGTCGTCTGTGTCGAAGCGCACAAAGCGTCCTCGACTAAGAACGTCGTTCATGCTGAGACGAGATTCGATTGCATGTGCGTACATTTGCGCGCCGAATAGCCAGAGGTCTTGACGGGCTTGCGATGCGTTTTGATATGTCATGGATGCGCCTGGAGTTGGTGCCGAGACAAGGTACGCAGGAACTGAACACATACGGGAAAGGTCGAGTGCTTGGTATTCGCGTTGCGCAGCGTTGACTTCAAGCGGGTCACGGTCAAATTCCACAAAGTTGACGTAGTTGTTCAACGCGCCGATGACGTTTCCTTCTCGACGAGCCTGCGCCCATTGCGCTGCCAAGTCTCCAAGTTCTTCACCGGACATTGTCTCGCCCGCTGCGGTCTGCTGAAGATAGCCAGGAACGGTTTCAATTGTTGCTGCGCGGTCTGCGTACTGATCGAGGTGAGTCGCGATGTTGACCGAGCGTCGACCTGAATACATGAGACCAGTTGTCGGTGCAAGGAAAGTAATGATTTGGCTCGGGTCAAGTTGTACGCCGTTGAACTCAATTTCGTCTGGCATTCCGAAGAATTGTGGGCCTTGCTGATTCGGAGTCTGGATGTTTGAAGAAGGGAGCCATTCAAAAGACATTGGGCGTCCGTCGGTTGCATTACGAGAAGTTATGGCCCAGAAAGCGCGACCCGTCATCCAGAGGTCCGTGACCGTATTAGCCAATATGAACTGGCGCGGAACTTTCGGATCAGGATTCTCCATCCACGATTCATTCGGAACGTATATCTCTTCGTACTCGGTGCCGTTCCATTGCTTCACATACTGGCGGAACTCGAGACTTGAGATTGTCGAGGCGAGAAGGTCTCTCGCCCGCGACACCGTCGGGAGACTAAGGGCGGTCTGCTCAAATGTTCCTGTCGTCCATGCATACATCGGGGGAATGCCAGAAATGCCGACACCGGCAGCGGCTTTAATCGGAGAAGATGCAAACTCAGCAGTTTTAATTTTTCGGGAGAAGAACGCCACGACTGGAGTCTCCCACAAACTAGTTGCAAATGCAACTACCTTCCGAAGGCCATTGCTGCGCGTCCAGTATTTGACGGACGGGAAACAAGAGCGGCTGCAACGACAAGAAGTCGCGCTGCCTCAATGGGGCCAGGGGAGCGTTGCGAACTGATCACGACTTGACCGTTGGCGCGGGCAAGGACGGCGCGGTTGACATGAGTTGCAAGTAGTTCTTCGCCTCGGTGGTAAATGCGTTTCTCAAGGATCAGCGAGCGCGTAAGACCCGTAAATTTAAGTACTTCGGCGTAGCCGAAAATTTGACGTCGCCGTTCTAACTTTTCTGGCGTATGAAGGTCAAGTGCCGGTGTAATTGCCAGACGCAGTTTCGGGTCTGCCTCCATTGCTTCGTTAATCTTTATCCACATTTCTTTGAGGGACTCTGTGGAGAACTGGACAGTCGCAATGATGTTGCCCTCTTCGGTAAGTCCGCAACGAATCCCGACATACTTTTCTCCGCCTGTACTTGAGTCGACGGCAAGGACTCCTCCTGTCGGGCAGTCGGATTCGGTAAACAGTTTGTCCCAAACGCCAGGCTGAATCCATCCGTCCGCAGATGAGACAAATAAATTCATATGGGCCCGTAGAAAGGCAGCACGATCTGGAGTTTCCGCAGCTGCTTGCAATGCCTCAAGGGTTATGGTCTGCCCCATTGCGGGGTTGCTGTATCCGTAGTTGAGTTCGTCATTCGGGTCAGCCCCAGACGGGAGGCTCCATTCGGCAAAGTAAAGACGAGTCTGTTTCTGTTGATCTATTGCGCCAATCGCTGCCTCGCGAAGTCGTTGCATTGTCTTTGAAGATTCATCGCCAGCAGTTGACCACGAAGAAAGTAACGGAGACTTGACCGCAATTTGTGAGGGACGGCAGGAATCAAAGTAGACCTCTTCGGAGATATTCCAGATTTCGTCCAGGGCGATTAACGAGTATGTCCCGCCGTGAAGATTGGGTGTCGCAGCGCGGACTTCCCATGTTGATCCGTTTGGCATGTCAACTTTGTTGCGTCCGTAACTCCATGTGACATGACCGTCAAATTGCGCCTCAAGTACTGGAGCAAGTTCACGAAAGATTGCAACCGCGCGATCAAGTTTGTTGGCAAGGGAAAGAACGTGGACAGGCTCGCCCCTGATCACAGACCATTCCGTCAAGGCCCAGCCGATTAGTGCAGTCAAGGCGATTGACTTTCCGTTCTGACGCGCAGTCGAGACAAGAGATTCACGAAAGACAAGGTCGCCATTCTCATCATGGGTTAGTTGACCGGACAATGCGATGCGCTGCCATTCAAATAGTTTTCGGCCAAGGACTCTTTCCGACCAGGCTGCAACATCGTCGCCGTAAGAACCACTTCCCTGTTTCACCGATTCCAACCTCGGCTGAACCATTCCAATCCCGAGCGTTAACTCCGCAGATGCGAGACATCGAACTGATTCGGTTTGAATCCCTTCAGATAAGAGAAAGGAAGGGGACGGGGTCTTGATTTTTTCTTTTTTCAAAAAAAGTTGGGGATTTGTTTGTTTTGGTTTTGTCGTTGGGTCTAGTCCGAGGTGTTCTGCTCTTGCATGTGCAGCTGCTGTGCGGTTGCCGTTGACGTATTCTGCTCCGCGCCGTGAGTTGCATGGTTTGCAGGCGGGGACAAGTTCGGTGTCGTCTCCAACGAGGTCGTAGGGAATGAGATGATCCGCTTCGGTGGCGGGTGCTTTGTTGCACCAGTGGCATAGCGGGTTGCCTTGTAACAGTTCTGCGCGTCTGCGTCTGAACTCTGGACTGGATGTTCTCTTGCTCATGGTTGCCCCCTGCTAGCGCGACCCCCCGAGGGGTCTTGCTCTCTTTCGTTGTGCGATGGTCTTGTGTAATGCTCGCCCCCCGCAATTCCAGTATGTCTCTGAGGTTGCCGGATGCTTGACATCGTTGGACGGTCACCATTCACATTTATGACGTTTGGACGCTGCACAGTAGCCCGAAGGCAGACTGCTCGACCCTCGTTCCCGAGTGTTCTTCCGACCATCTGCAACTGATGATGCGCGCTTGCTTCTCTAGATTGTGTTGGCATATTAACCCTTGCGGAACCCCTGAAGGATTGCTAGCCCGATACTTAACAGAAGGATGTACCAAGCGATGGTCACAATCATGACACGGTGCCTAAGCGCTTGACAGGGGCTTTGTACATCTCACAGCCCGCAGGGAGCGTCTGAGGGAACTCTGGAAGGTCTGTGAGTGGGTACAGGCGGTAGTCCTTGATGGTGAAGCAGTCGGGGAATATCTCGTCGTTGTTCTCGATGACTTCTCGGCCTGTAATCCAGCCCTCGATCAGGACGCGGTTCTCTCGGACTTTGCAGAAGATGAAGTTGTGGTCTGGGTTGTCTCTTGTGCGGACTTTGATGGTGGTGTCTGGGTTCTCAGTTGACCGGACTTGATACTGGAGTACGTCGAATCCGTTTGCTTCTTGTTCCCAATGCCATTCCGCGCCAAGCAGTTTCGCAACGGCGTATTCACCGATGGATCCGAAGATGTCTGTCTGGAACCAGTTTTGTTCGTGGTATTTGCGCCCTGGTTGGTTGGGTCTGTCGGCTCGTTTAATGGCTAGAAGGCGACGGTTGACTCCGCCGTGCGCTGCTATCTGCATATCGGCATCGGACAGGATGACGCGGACTGGTTGCCTCATTGAATTTTTGCCTGCCTGCCAAGTCGAGCTGCTATTGCGTCAAGGTCTCGGGGACGCCAAAGGTGATATTCGATGCCTGCGTTGACGAGGCACCGTGCGTACTTTTCTTGTTCCGCGCTGAGTTTTCCGTCAGCTGCTTTTAATTCGCAAAAGATGACGCCTCGAGAAGGCACAGATGTCGAGACGAGGACAAGGTCGGGGAATCCGTTTCCGTCTGACCGCCATACCCCAGGGCGAGGCGATGAGGGTGAGGCATGGAAGACGAGCCATTGTTGCATCCGCGCAAGTTTGATGACTTGGTCTTGGAATATCTTTTCGGAGACGGTCATCGGGAATCTTTTCCCAACAGGAATCCGCACATAAACAGACTGACGCACATGATGATAAGAGTCAGGAACTCAACCATTGCGTTTTTCCTTGTAAGTAATTGTTCCAACGATTTCAACGTTGTCCTTAATTATTTTGTGCTCAATGTTGATTGAGACAATGTCTTTTGCAGGAAATGTGTCTAGAAGATGATTAACGATGTCATGGATGATGTCTCTTTGTTGTTTCCAGTCTTCTTGAGTACACAACACTTTGCTCACTACTTGACTCAAAATGCTTCCTCGGGTTCTTCTTGCGGTGCCGGTGCGCTCTTAAGGGTGTCGATGTATTGCGACGCTTCGCGCTTCGTCATGCCTTGAAGGTTTGCCGGTGGAACTTTGCCCATTGACTTACAGACCGCGCGGATCATGTTCTGTTGTTTCTCTGACGCAAGGTTGGACGGTTCGGTGACGGTTCCGCCTTCTGTGGGTCGTGACGTCATCCTGTCCACCTTCTGCATCTCTTCGCGCGACGGGCGTTTCGTCCAGTCGGTACTTGAGGCAAAGGAACAGTCAGCGAGCGCCCTACCGATTGCGGATGTGGCTGCATTCTCGATATGGCTTGTCTTGTTGACATTGCTAGACCCGCGCAACTCTTCTGCAAAGTCGGTTGCAACGGGGCGGTCATCTTCTCTATCGACATAGATGTCGGCCTGGACAATGACTCGGTCACCTTCGAATGTGATGAGTTTTGTGATGACTCGTCCTTCGGGGTGTTTCTCCCAGAACCGAGCAAGGCGCGAGGCGACTGGTTCGTAGTCTTCAATGCTCATTTCTGGTCAACAATCCACTCGATGACTGCTTTGAGTTCGTCGTTGTTGTTGCTCATGCTTGGATGGCGTAGGCGTTCTGCCGAGTTGCGCATTGTCATAATCAGAGCGATTGCCTGACTGACTGTTGCACCTTCTTCAAAGCGCATCTCACCGTCAAGTTTGACTGACAGATTCATAAGACGCGCAATGATTTCGTCGGTTGTTAATTCCATGATGTTTCCCTCATCTTTCGTTACGACCCTGAAGTCGCTTTCCAATGCCCAAGACCTCCGTTGTCGAAGAGGTACCGAGCGACCCTGACATTACACGACGGATCCTGTAATGCGCGGATGACGTCTTGCTTCTTACAGACTGCCCGTGTCACGGTTGCCCATGAGCCTTGAATCTGCATAAGTCCAACATCGGGTCGTCCCGTGCTTTTGCGGATTGGCGACACGGCTCGAGGAGTGCAGCGCGATTCGCGGTACATAATTCTCGAGAGCGTTGGCACGACCTTTGCGGGGAAATGCTTGCGGAGGAGCGGTTCCCATTGTGGGCAGGATTGTGCAGCTGCGCTTGCGGGCGAGGCGGTGAATGTTGCGGTGATGAGGGCGATTGCCATGATTCTCTTAATCAACCTGTTCTACTTCTGTAATCGAAGCGAAGGTCATCCAGGGAGCGCGCCTTGTGGCGACTGTGACTTTGACGATCTCTTCTGTTGCCGAATCTGTGAAGATTTGGACGAGGGTTAGTTTGTCCTTAGACCATAACGGAA